TCAATACTGAAAGAAGCTAAACTTCTGATTTTGATCCCCCCCGAAACCATCCTCAGAATACTAGCTCCTATAATATCTGCATCCGAAGGCACTAACGCGACTGCTGAACCTAATACAGTTTCATTGTGTGTGGCATCATTATATATAGTAATTGATCCAGTTTGACACCTTACAGCTACCCTCGCAAATCCCAAAGCATTAGTGTTAAATGTTACTACTCCGGAAATAGCTTTGACTTGACTTGGAGTAGGAAATTGCGAAGGGATTCTAACCCCCCTATAAACAAATGGGTCATGCAATGTGTTGAGATATTCACTGTGCATTGCCCATCGGTTTCCTGAACTTGATTTTCCAGAACTATTGTTTTTATTCTGTTTCTTCTTGTTCTTCCTTTGATTCTGGTTTTGTACCATCTTCTTGTTTTTCTTGTTCTTAATCCCAGCGGCGATTTTGAGCATAATTTTATCCCCGCGGCGATCATCTTCGCCTGCATCAAAGTTAGTGTTGACTTCGGGGTGCATTTCCTTAACCGCTATTCGTCTGCCTGCTCTGTAAATACCATTGTTTGCTCTGTGAACACAAGCATGATCGTTATTAGAATTTGGATTGTTCACTGACCACATCCTTTCAGCTTTGTTGACTAGCGTATTCAGTCTTATCTCCAATTCGTAATCTGACCAACCAAACAATTTTGCATATTTCCTCAGATTTTCTTGTTTCAAATTGTTTCTACGAGGGTTTGTTATTTTATATTCGTCGTCAATGTTTGGTATTTCACTATCCAGACTGAGTTGTACTGCGTCTTCATACTCCATCCTGGTCATAGGTGCATCAATAGGCATACAGATTCCAGTTTTTATCACTCTGCTCGGATCTCTGGAGATTACTATAGGGTTTATGTTAAGAAATCTTCGCGAAAGAAAAGAATGTTTCTCTAATCCACCCACCACAAAATCCTTAGCTAATTGTCCGAGTCCCGAACAGGTGTTTTGCGTTCCTAAGATAGCTTTATACTTTACGACGTCAATTTTCTTATCAAAGAAAGCTATCATGTCGTCTCCTGATGCATATAGTTTATAGTGCTTATAACCTAGGACATGACAAGCGAACATGTTATACAGTAATACCCTACTAGTATTAAATAAAGTTGTTCTAGTAGGATGTCCAGAAAATACAGTGCCTTGTAGTTTACCACTTAAACCGAAACCAGTATAAAATTTAGTACTCACATCCATTAATGATCTTTCTATTTCTTTATGTGTATAAACAGGCAGTTCACTTAATTCTAAAAAGGTATTCAAATACCTCCCAAAGAAGCCATTATCTACTATTTCTAACAACTCGGTGTGTTGATGTGCATCGTGAGACGAGCCGTCATAAGACATTATATTATTGTGGCTACCGAAGTATTCGTTCCCAGCTATGATATCAGCTATTTCATCTTCATCATAACCTGAAACAAAGGAAGTTCCGAACATGAAATCTTGTTTCATCAATTTTATGAAGAATCGAGCTACATATGATCCAATAAATTTAAACTCATCACTCGGATTAAATAAACATCTAGGTCTCGCATCTTTATCGACGTGAATTTCATTTGATTTGCTGAATAAACCTAGAACTCGAGAGATTTTACCTGTATCATATAACTTATCTTTACCATTTTGGTATAATCTCCTTTTTGGCGCTTCCAAACTATCAAAGAATGCATCTAGACTATAATTTGGAGCTTCATCTATAATCCATGTTTCGATTTTATTGTGTCTCTCTGCGATGAAATTATCAACGAATACCTTAAAATGTTCTAACGTTTCCTTGTGTGCAAATTCCAGAACTGAAGCTTGTCGCATTAACAACGCCGCTATCGTATTATACCCACATGACCCAAAGTGCGTAACTTCACTGCTATCCAGTTTATAATACATTGTCCTGCAAGTACAATCTAGTTTCATTTTACTCGTGTTGGAAGTTAATAACGAATTTTCGAAAGGTGCTACTCTTCTTGTTGCGTTTTCCAAATCATAATGTATGCTTTCCAAAGGCACCAGGTTTTCTTTTGAGGCTTTAATTTCCGCACGTCGCAATATTGAATTCCTGATTTTGGCTTTTAATCGATAATTCTTTGCACCGGCTCTATGATTCACTCTTTCAGGTGCTTCTCCAACCGCGATAGTCGGTTTTTCATTTGCTACAACTACATTCTGCTCACCGTTTATTCCATTATTTTCTGTTAATTTGG